ATGAATTGACGGAGCTACTGATGACAACCGATCCCCGACAAGCGGAAAAATATGCTGATGAAGCGTATAAAGAAAGTCAAGACCTCAACTATCAGCAGGGAACTATGGCTAGTGGCTTCATATCGCCAACAAGCGTGACGGGCTTCAGCTCCCACTTATCTTGGCCACGCTCAAGAACATCAGTGCTTCTGATAGCCAGGACCTGCGAGTACAGATTTGGCGCGACGATAAGATCTGCTTTAGACGAACCACCTTGTAGTTGTGCCTCAATACGAATTTGAGACTGCCGGATTTCATCTACTCGGTCCGAAAGCTTTTCAAGGTTAGTAACTGCTACTTCAAGCTTGGCGACCTGTTTGTCAAGGTTGGACGTGCTCGATTGGATACTACGATCCGCAGCAAGTAGGTTGTCACGAACTGTTTCGGATGATCTGGCCGCTTCTTTTACTGTTGAGAGATCTGTAGTCAGGGCCTTGAGTGATTTGGCCTGTTCTTCTACATCCTCTTTTATGTCGGCAACTTTTCCAGGCAGTCCAATTAGCCCGAAAAAGAAGGCAAGTATTGCCAAGACAATGGCAGTAACAACTCCCGTAATCACACCGGGCAATATGGTAGACGAGCCACCACCGGCACCGGAGTTCGATGGGGTTGGAGAAGTGCCGCCGGATTGCTGATTTGGTTGATTCACTTCTGTCATTATAACTGGTCATCCAAGGCACGCGACTAGCAAGTCAAACTTGGTCACATCCATCTACATATGCGGGGTGAAGCAGGCGTATGTTCCACATGCGGGAATAAACTTCACTTCGTTGAACGATTTCTCAGCATTTTTCGGTCCACAGCGCTCTCCGCAGCATAGGTAACCAAGGGAAGGATACCACTGCCGAGACGTCGAAATGGGCGAAGAACTCGACAACGAAATCCAAGAGAACGCGTCTGGGCCGAAAAAGGCCAGCGGTGATTCTGGTTCTGTCGAGCAACACGATCTGGAGGACCAGATCGCTGCGGACAAATACCTGGAGTCAAAGAAAGCCAGCCGTGCCAAGGGGCTCGGGATCAAACTGGCGAAGATCTCGCCCCCCGGAACAACGTGAGGAACTGTCTGATGTGGCCGTTTCGGCGCAAGTCAATCCCACAACCCGAAGATCGGCCGGCACGTGCGTTACCCGTTGTTCGTGCACGCTACGATGCGGCCCAGACGACTGCGGAAAACGCTCGTCATTGGGCGATGGCCGATGCGCTGTCGGCGGACAGCGCCGCGTCCGCCGACGTTCGCAAGAAATTGCGCGAGCGCGCCCGTTACGAAGTCGCCAACAACAGCTACGCCAAAGGCATCGTGCTGACATTGGCCAACGACTGCATCGGTACTGGGCCGAGGCTTCAATTGCTGACACCGGACCAAACGATCAACGGTCAGGTCGAAGCGGCATTTGCTCGTTGGGCCAAGGCCGTCGACCTGGCTCAAAAGCTCCGCGCGATGCGCATGGCGAAATCAACTGACGGTGAGGTGTTCGCCGTACTAACGATGAATCCACTCATCGACTCGCCGGTGATGCTGGACGTGCAATTGGTTGAGGCTGAACGTGTGGCTTCGCCGGTCATGTCGGTATTCCCGACCGTTGACGATCCCCCGGAAGTCGACGGCATCACGCTCGACCCGTTCGGTAACCCACGTGCATACACGATCCTTCGCCATCACCCCGGCGACCCCGGAAGCCTGCTCACCGGCCTTAGCCAATTCGACGTTGTGTCCGCCGACTCAGTGATCCACTGGTTTCGTGCCGACCGACCCGGTCAGCACCGTGGCGTGCCGGAGATCACTCCCGCGCTACCGCTGTTCGCACAACTGCGTCGTTACACACTGGCGGTAATCGCAGCGGCGGAAACGGCGGCGGATTTCGCGGCTGTGTTATTCACCGATGCACCTGCCAATGGTGAGGCGCAAGCCCTTGAGCCGATGGACATCGTTGAACTCGAAAAGCGCATGGCTACGGTCCTGCCCGACGGCTGGAAGCTGGGTCAGATTGACGCGCAGCAACCAGCAACGGGATACGGTGAGTTCAAACACGAGATTCTTAACGAGATCGCTCGCTGCTTGAACCTGCCGTTTAACGTCGCAGCCGGTAACAGCGCCGGCTACAACTACGCCTCGGGTCGCCTTGATCACCAGACCTATTTCAAATCGATCCGCGTCGAGCAGGCGCACCTGGCTGAAACAGTGCTCGACCGCATTTTCATTGCTTGGCTGGGCGAAGCCGTGCTCCTACCGGAGTTCGCCTTTCTGCGAAGATCCGGCGCCGTCATCCCGCACCAGTGGTTTTTCGATGGCACCGAACATGTCGATCCGGCCAAGGAAGCCAACGCGCAGGCGACGCGCCTGACCAGCAACACAACTACGCTTGCCATTGAGTATGCGCGGCAAGGCAAAGACTGGGAAGTCGAGCTGCGCCAAAGAGCCAAAGAAAAACAGCTGATGCGCGAACTCGGCCTCGATGCCGACGCCACACCACCCATGTCACCCGACGATGAAGAGGAGACCGACACGGATGTCGAACGCGAATCCGCAAGAAAAGCAGCCTGACTACCTGATCTTTCGTTGTCCGCTGACTGTTGAGGCGGTAAACGAGGCAGATAAATCTCCTTCCGAAGGCGGGGGCGGGGGGATGCCGCGCTTTCACATGGTCGCTTACACAGGTGGTGCGATGAGCATCGCGGGTTTTCCGCACCCGGTCGTGGTCGACCTTGAAGGTTTGGACATTGATCGCCAGGACATCCCTGTTCGCCTCGATCACAACCCGCGCCAGGGCGTGGGCCACACACAGCGCGTGGTAATCGAAAAAGATTCCGGGGGCGGGAAGGTCATTGCTGAGGGATTGATCAGCCGTAACACCTCTTGGGCGCGGGATGTCGCCAAGTCAGGTGCGAATGGATTCCCTTGGCAGGCGAGTATCGGCGCTTCGGTCATTGATGCCGAGTTCATCCCCAATGGTCAGAGCGTCACCGTCAACGGTCGAACATTCGACGGCCCGCTGCACGTGGTGCGCAAGGCCGTCCTCAAGGAAATCTCATTCGTCGACAGCGGCGCGGATGCTAACTCCAGCGCGCGCATCGCCGCCACCACCACCGGAAATTCCCCCGGAAGTACTCAGACCCCGAACAAGGAGCACAACACCATGGATGGTAATGACGTGACCACGGCAACCGCGCCCGCTGCAACCGACACAAACGTTCAGGATGCCGATCTCCAGGCCGCCGATGCAGGTGAGACGACCACTGATGACGGCGGCAAGGAAAACGGCGATACATCAAAGGCAAAGGCTCCCAAGGCAAGCGCTCCGAACCCCGCAATTCCCGACACGGTCAATGCGTCGGCAAGTGCCGATGACACCGATGATACCTCCGGAGGTGCCGGGGGTGATCCGGTTGCGCAGATGCGTCAGCGGATGGCCGCCGAGACACGGCGCGTCGAAGCGATCCACAAGATCTGCAACCCGGCTGGGGGTTCCGGGGCTTCCGGGGGCGGGAAGAAGTATCCCACCATCGAAGCACAGGCGATCGAAGAGGGGTGGGACGAGACGAAGACGGAACTGCACGTGCTGCGCGCGTCGCGGCCACAAGTGCCGGCGACGACCGGATCGCGCTCGCGCGATATCCAGGGGCCGCAGGTGTTCGAGGCCGTGGCTTTCATGGCGGCGGGCACTCCCATCTCGCGTCTTGAGGCAGCGTTTGAAGAGCCCGTGCTCGAGGCGGCCGACAGGATGCGCGGCGTCGGTATCCAGGAGTTTTGCGAGTTGGCCTACGGCCAGCAGTTGCCGCGCTTCCGGCGCGACGCGTCCGGTTGGTTGCAGGCGGCGTTCAGTACCACGTCGCTACCGGGCATCCTGAGCAACATCGCCAACAAGATGCTGCTTGAGGGTTTCAATTACATCGAGGACGCCTGGCGCAGGGTGGTCAAGATCGCCAGTGTAAACGACTTCAAGGAGCACAGCCGCTACCGGATGACCGGCTCGTTTAAGTTCGAGCAGGTTGGCGCGGATGGTGAATTGAAGCACGGCAAGCTCGATGAGCAGAAGTTCGGTCAGAAGGCCGACACCCACGGCATCATGTTTGCGCTGACGCGGCAGATGATCATCAACGATGATCTCGGCGCCTTCACCGACATCCCGCGTCAGATCGGCATGGGCGCGGCCGAGTCGATCGCCGATGCGGTTTGGGGTCTGCTGCTGAAGAACCCCGTCCAGTCGGATGGTAAGACGTTTTTCCATGTCGATCACGGCAACTATGCCGAAGGCGTGGACACGGTGCTGGGCGTGGATGGACTGACCGCCGCCGAGATTCTCTTCGGTGAACAGACGAAACCCAACGGCCGGCCACTGGGCATCCCGGCAACGATCCTGCTCGTGCCGACGGCATTGAAAGTCCCGGCCGCGCAGTTGATGAATTCGATGCAGCTGAATGAGACGACCACGGCCAACAAGCCCAAGCCGGTGAACAACCCGCACGTTGGCAAGTTCGATGTCGTCTCAAGCGTGTATCTCTCCAACACCAGTTTCGCGGGCGCATCAGCCAAGGCCTGGTACCTGCTCGCCGATCCGAACCGGCTGCCGGCGCTTGAGGTCGCGTTCCTCAATGGTGTAGATCGGCCCACCGTCGAGAAGACGGACGCGGACTTCAACACACTGGGCGTGCAGTTCCGAGGTTACATCGACTTCGGTGTTCGTGAACAGGACCATCGCGGCGCGCTCAAGTTCAAGGGCGAAGCCTAACCCCCGGAAGCCTAACCCCCGGAAGCCTAATCCCCAAAAGCCTCGCCCCTGAGGTCCGAAGCGCCCTTCATTTCACCCAAGCACTCTAGGAGCAACGACTCATGACGGCACGATTCATTCATAACGGCGATGCCATTGATTACACACCTGCAGCGGATGTCGCCGCAGGTGATGTGGTGGTCCACAAAGAGCTGGTCGCCGTGGCCAAGCTCGATATCCCCGCGAACAAGCTCGGCGCGCTGCACGTGACCGGCGTGTACGACTTTCCCAAGGCGACCGGCGGCGGCACAGCGATTCCCACTGGCAGCAATGTTTACTGGGATGACGCGGCCAAGCAGGCAACAACGATGGCTGGTGGCAACAAGCTGATCGGCAAGGTGGTCCCGCCCGGCGCGATTGATGATGACGAGACCGTGCGCGTTCGCCTCTCGCAGTAATCAGGAGGCAACGTGGGCGACTCAAATCTGCTTAAGCGAGGTTCCGACTGGCTGGAACAGAAACGCACCGCTCATATGTCCAGCCCGGTCGGGTACCGCCGGCCACCGGCAACGACGTCCGTAACCGTAAACGCCACGTTCGGTCGAACGGATGTCAAGATCGCGGATGAACCCCCGGGTGCGGGCACGACCATCGAATCGCACGTGTGGGATTTCCTGATCCTGGCTGAGGAGTTTTCGAACGCCTTTTCAGGGGAAGAACCCGAAGCAGGCGACGTGATCCTGGCCAACGGTCGGCAGTACGAGGTCATGGCGCTCGGTGACGACATTCGCGGCTGGCGATGGAGTGACCCATTCAGACAGACCTATCGGATTCATACCAAGGATATCGGAGTGGAAGTTTGAGCGACGAACAAGCCAAAGACGGCACACAGAATCAACTCGAGGTGATCAATCGCAAGCTCGATCGCCTCGATGAAGCGATTCGTGGCACCCCCGGAAACGGTAGCAGACCCGGCATCCTGATTCGTCTTGATCGGTTGGAGC